TAACCTACTTGCTGAAATAAAGGCTTAGTAACCATTGCCCCAGTAGCCACAACACCCGTTGCTAAGTTAATTTCATAGAACGCCAAATTAAACTCACTGGCTTTTATTCCGTTTAGCAGATAAGATAAGTCACTCCAGTTAACTAAAACAAAACGCCCTTTGTGCTGAATAAGAGTTAACTTCATGCCGCGTAATAGCCGCTCTAATGCATCGTATGTTTTTACAGGTGTTCCATCGCTTTCATAAAGTAAATCAGTCCACGTGCCTATTTCATACCATAAATTAGCATTGTATGTGTTATTGTACCGTAAAGAGCTTGCAATAGTAATATTGCCATATATATAGCCCAACTGGTCTAAGCATTGCTTAACCATATTGCACCATGTTTTCAATGCGTATTGTGGTATTTGCGCAGTTGAATATCCATTACCACCTGATCCGTCACCCCATGAATTGCCTTTTAATGATGGTATGCCGTCTGTTGCGGTTAATACAAATTCATAGCTTGGATCTGCATATAGGTCTTGCACCTCGTCGGGTAACACATAGCCTTTAAACTCTATTTCACAATTGTTATATAACTCAACATACCATTGTTTTTCGGGGGCTTGGTTAAATTCATCTGTAGAAAATGTTGCACCAGTATTCCAAAGGTTAATAGCCAACGATGTGCTAACGATAGGTGCTATCTTATCCTCATCTTGATTAATCTTTGACATCACCACCGAGCCATCCGTGCAGTCAATGTCTTTTGGATATTGCGTAATGTCATAATTATTACGCATATCATATAATCGCAAATCCCATTCTATTAAACCATCAACCGATTGAAATTGATGTCTGTATTTCCAGTGCGTTACAGATGTATCATCATAAGGCAGTACATATGCGACTTCTTGTACACTACAACCAATAGTATCTTGCGCCCTAATAATATAGGTATCAGGAGGCAGGTCAATGAAGTACCCTGTTGTATTAGTTAGATTGACTGATAAATCATAATTAAACAGGTAGTAAGTTATTGGCCGTGATGAGGTAGCAAATAGGTTAACCGTACAGTCATTAGCATCAACACCTGTTTCATCTGTAACCTCAAAATCAGCCTCTATAATATCACAACTTGGGGGCGTATATCCGCAATACGGGTCATTTGGGATTAGCTCATAATAGGCATATGGGATGCTTGATTTAGCCCTATAAATGTACTTATCGACCCCCGAACAAAAAGGAGCGGCGATTTGTGTCCCGTCAGGCGGTCGCGTTGGGGCGCTTCCTGAATAAACATTATAGTTTATATAAGTGGGGTCTGTATCGCTTCTGATAACCTGATATTGGCTACCAAACATCCCGAATGTATAAAGGGTAACATATCCCATATTACGACGTCCTCCCTTTAGATTGTGATGCCCTTTGATATTGTAACAATAGATTTTGGCCTCGTAACACGCCTACTATTTGACCGTCCCTAAACCCGCCACCATTATTGCCGCTTGTAAACTGGTCAAGCTTGCTAATAGGGATAACCGCTTCAGGTTCTCTACCCTCACCAATTAAAGCAGGTGTAGCTGAAGTAACAATACCACCCTCCGCTAATTGCACCCCGCTAAACGAGCCGAATAGATTTTTGAATGAACCTACAGCACTTGCTGCGCCCCCTATGCCACTACCAAATCCTACAGCGCTAAGTATTACAGCCAATACAGCAGCAGCAGCAGCAGCAGCCAATAACCGCGTAATTAATTGCCCTAAGAACTGCCCCATTGCACTAATAAAGGACTGCGTACCCTCAAATGCAGACTGAAAGGCGTTTGTTAATCCGTTGCCGAACACATTTGCAACTTCGCGACCTATTTTAGCTTGCTTACTTGTTTCTTCGTTAAACTCTTTTTGTGTAGCGCGCGACTTTCCTAATAGTGCTGTATATGCTGTTAAATCATCTATTGTTTTTTTCATAGCGGATGCTGTACCGCTATCTGTGCCTGTATTTAAGCCCAATGGTGAACTTGCCCCATTAACACCTAATTGTTTCGCGCCTGCTAAATCGGGCGCACCCTTACCAGCGAGCAAAGAATTGTCAAAGGTCTTTTTGAGGGTGTCTAATTTTAATTGTGCAGCCGTTAATGATATGCTTAATCTATCAATAACGTTTGGTGATGAATTGCTAATTATCGCGCTCTCTAAAGCTACCTTAATTTTATTTATCTGTTCTTCTAATATGGCAAAACCCTCTTTAGGTGCAGCACCTTTGCCGCCTCCCTTATTCGGATCTAAAAAGCTATTTATACCAAACTCCCCTAATAATGCCTGCACATCGTTCTTAGCATCAATAATCGCTTTCTTTAAGGTATTTTGATAAGTCTTAACCGATTGTACCCCCGCCCGCCCCGCCTTTATTGCCTCTGTTGTTTGGTCATCAATAAAGGACTGAATAACCCTGTTTTTATAACCGCTGCTTGCCACTTCGGTCATACCGGGGATTTTATTACCGTTTTGGTCTGTTAAATCAAAAGACTGTTGTTTAAATGGGTTTTTTTGGTTTCCCTGCGCATTTGATTTATCAATTTCAGCTTGTAGTTTTCGTTGTTCTACAATGCTTTCAATAAGCGGCTTTAAGGTGTCCTTTATCTTATCCTGACCTGCTTTTACAATAGCCTGATTAATAATAGAATTGGTTAGACTATCATAAGCGGATTTAGCTTTCCCTGCAAGTATAGCCTCATCTGATAAGTTTTTAAAATAGGCAGGATATTCTTTTTGTAACTCATTAACAGCCGCTAATCGTTCGGTATGTGATAATGCTAAATTTTGTGTTGCTCCGTAAAGTGTTATTACTTTTGCAACCTCATCATCAACTGTCTTTATATATCCTTCTTGCGCTGATTGAGTTTCTTTAACTGCCTTAGCCGCGCCTTGCATATACTTTTGATACAGCAATATTGCGCCACCTACAACAGATAGCGCCAGTCCTAAACCACCTGCACCCATAAGCGAGCCAGCCAACGCTCTTAAAGCACCAACATTGCTGCCTGCTTCCTGCCTCAATCGCTGAAAACTCTCCAACAATGGATTTAAGTTATTTTGTATGCCTATAAAGCCAAACGGGGCATCCTGCGCCACCCTGCCTAAGTTTGTTAGCGCATTACCCGCCTGATTGCTACCTCGCGCTACAGCAGCGCCTGTGGTTGTTATTGACCTGTCTATACGTGCGGCAGATGCTTGAACGCTATTAGCTGTGGTCGTGGCTGTTTGCGCCACGCCTTGCATTGCTCTATTATATTGTGCCGCGTCTGCGCCGATGGATACCGATAAATCCGTCATGCTATAAAGTTACTATTTTTGTGGAATTAAACCTACACGCTCCATTGCCATTTCAGATAATGCCATACGTTCAGCAAGCGTTATTTCTTTGGCCTTTTCTACCTTATCGGTAACTAAAGGTAAAAACTTTTGAATGGTCATTTTATTCTTATCCGTGCTGTTAACAGCGTACAACATATAAGCACTTAACCTATGCCCCTCTAATGCCTTTGCTTGCCTTATAATATACCCTGATAGGGTTACAGTATATTCGTAAAAAGACATGCGGTAGAACGCATCGGATGTTAACCCTACCTCGCCTACCGCATATTCAAAAATATTCTTAAAAGTTAGTTTTTTTTTTGTTCTTCGGTTGCTTCTTCTTGTGGCAAGTTGGCGAGAAATTCAGATATGCCAGTTGCTTGTTTAAAGCTTTCATAGGCTTCTGTAAAATCTTCTTGATTGCAAGTAGCCATTTCGGCAGCTACAGACGCAAGTGTTATTGAGTGAAAGAAATTACCTTGTGCCTTTTCGTAACCTACAAATCCAGCAAATAAAACAAATGTAATAGCGGCAACGGCATCGTCTTGTGCTATCTCCATTAGTTTACCATGCGCATCAATAGGATCAACTTTTAGGGCTTTACCTAATTCAGCAAGCGCAAAATTATTGAAGTGAAAACCTTGCTCTTTTCCGTTAAGTTTTATTTTAACAGGCTCAACCATATTAAGATACTGCTACAGGTCTAAGTGGGCCAGTGCCCGTAAATGTTACATCATAGGTAAAATCATCTGTTGTAGATGCCGTACCTTTAGTTGAAGTCACCCAAGCATCACCACCATACAAGATATTGAATGGCCCACGAAACTCAACATAGACCTTTACTTGTGATATTTGCCAAGTAGCGAATTGCTGTAATGAATATTCGGTTGGTGTACCTGAACTTGCCAATACTGGTACTACACCGTTATCGGTAAGCGTCCAGCTATTCGCCTGTGGTGTATTATTAGCCCATAAGATGCCGTTAATAACATCACATTTAGTAGTACTATCGCTTGTTGCGGTGGTTAATTCAATGGTTGCTGTCTTAGAACACCCCACTGGTATGCCATTGGCGAAGATGTTTAGGTTGCGACCTTGCATGTATTGTGTTGCCATTGCCTTTACTTTTTTTGTTAAATATACAATAAAAAATTAAATTCCGTTCAAAATGTGATTATACCTAACTACTTTACGTAATTGGGTTTGTGTATCGGTTTCTAACTCAAAATCCTGACTATTTTGGAATGTAGTATGATAAACTACAAATGGTGGTATTTCAATCTCTGTTTGTGAGTTTGTCCACAAGTCTAATCGATCTGAAATCTCTTGCTCAATATCATCAACCTTACCAACATCGACAAAAGAAACGTCCTGTGTGCTTACAATATCCAGTGTTACACTAACCTCCCATCCGTGGCCGCATTTGTTTTCTCGGCTAATATTGGTTGATTGGGATGAGATAAGAATATAGGTTTCAGGAATAGTTAAGTTAATAGGAATGCGACGATTAAAGATAGGTACGCTAATCCCTGCTAATAGGGTTAAGTATGCTTTACGTACGTATTTATTGGGATTTAACATACCTGCCAAGTTCTATTTTTCAATAAATTATTAATAGCGCTGTCGCTTACTTGATATATTATAGAAATTTCTTTGGTTGAAAAAATGCCTTCTTTTTTTAATTCTCTTATTCTATTCGCTTTTTTTTGTGTGAGTTTAGCAAGCGGATGATCATCTCTCTTTAAATGTCCGATGTGCTTATTTAATCCCGTCCTTGTTGCATGCTCATTGTTTTCAGCATAAGTACACCATTCTAAATTTTCTATTGAGTTATTTTTCTTATCCCCATCTATATGGTTAACAGTAGGCAGATTTTTAGGATTTGGTATAAAATGTATAGCAATTAACCGATGAAGGAGGTGTACCCTGTTTTTTAGCCCCCTACCCCTAAGAGTTACATTTACATATCCGTGGTTGTGATTATAATGCTTGATATTTTTATTTTTAACAATATCAAATATATTCCCTAATTTATCAATGGTATAAACACCCTCCCATCCTATTAAATTTATCATCGTCTTAGCGCCCTTGTAAATTCGGCCTGCAATAAAGGTAATAATTTATCTTTGTTAGCCATCCATGCAGGGAATAAAAAAGGTTGAGGCTTTAACCCTTTACGCAAGATTGAACGGGCTATTAAATAGGCTGCTTGCTCGTCTGCGTCACCTGATAGTTTATTATTTTTTCGCCGCGTTTTAACCGAATAAACGCCAGCTATTCCTTTACGCTTTACCCATCCAGTAAGCGCCTTTACAAACGCTTTGAAATCACCACCAGATTTGCCTTTAAATGTATTTGCAACGTCTGCCATTAAGGGGGGTACAATAACTCTGCCTCCCGTACCAAATTCCTGATAAGCACTTTCAGGAGCCGCCGAAAATATTTTAGCAGTTACTTTTGTGCCTGTATTAGTTACGGACTTGCCTATGTTCTGTGCAATCGTGCCTAAATCCTTTGGTGCGTTACGCTTTGCATCGGCTACGACCATATCGGCAACAACGTTTACCGCACGTGCCTCAATTCGATTGCCTTCATCGCCTAATGCGCGTATCTTAGCTATTAATGTTGGCAACCCCTCTACACCTGACATTTTAAGTGAGTTTAATTCCTAATATATAAACATACCACTTATCATTAAATGGCGTGTTTTTACTTTGTGTTTCCATTATAGGCAATATGCTGTGTATAGTGTAGTAATCGGTTGGATTGTTCATATCTTGAAACCGCATATCTTTAGCTGGCGTAAAATCATTACGTTTGCGTATGGTCAATACTTTATCCCCGTTTAACACACTTGCGCCCGCCTCTAAAGCATATTGATTGTTTTGTTTAATTGGCACTAAAGAACCCCATGTAGTAATCAAATCTGTTTCAATAGCCGTAACATCACCATACTCATTAGGTGTTGATCCCGTAGTATGAATAAACTTTATGCGGTGGTTTAGTTTGGCAGGGTTCATATTAAAATAAAGGCGCTCTATTAAACGGCATTAATTCCATCATTACATTACTCGGTAAGCTGGTAGGTGCTAAATCCCTATTCTCATACATATAAGCAAGAATAGTTTTAGCGGCCTGTATGAGCGTAAAAGGTATCTTTTCAACGTCATCAAAACCAACATCACATTTGATAGTATATATAGGCAAAGAACTTGCGCCATATGTTGTAAATTCATCGGCATACCCACGATAGGCAAAACCGTCAAAGCATACAACAGTTCTAACAGGTTCTCGTCTTATAGTAGCGTACTTTACAGCATCCCCGCTTAACGTTACAACTGTTACGCAATTCAATGGTGTTTGAAATAACTGAACAGGGTATGTACCATCGGAATATTCAAATTCTTCACGTTGGTATAATCGGTATTGTGTTTTTTGCTCAACTAAAGCAATGGCCGCGCTGATCAAGGATGTGATTAGATTGTCCTCATCATCAAAGTCGACCTTTAAAAAGTCTTTTGCGTCTTGTAGAGATATTACGTCGAGGGCTGTCATTGGCATAGTGATTTAGAATAGGCTTCCGCTTCTTCAGATGTAGAATGTTGTATTCTATTTAATGCAATTGATATATCTAATGGTTTGCCAACTTCTTTTTTCCGTTTAATGCAAAAAAGAGAGAAAGCTATTTGGTCTGCCAAGTTATTTGACTTACCTATTTCGATATGCGTTACTGCATCGAAAACTAAATTGGTTTCGGTTTTCTGTAGCTTATCCATTATTTACCTTTAATAACCATTCGTTAAACTCTTTTACTCGCGGTATAGGGTTTAATTCTTTAGCGCGTTGCAAAGATACTTCGCGCTTGCTGTCATAATACCCACTAAACGAATTCATAAGATATTCAATCTCTTGTCCATACGAAAATACATCTTTATTGTTAATATATATACCCGCATAAGATAAATTTTCTCTCAGCCCTGCTAAATTGCTACAAATAACAGGTATGCCACAACAAATAGATTCAGTTGCAACCTGTGACCAGCTTTCTATTTCGGATGGTACAAGCAATATTTTAATTTTATCCCACGGTATAACGCCGTTCTCTAACCATGTGATATTTGCTATATCAGGTGTTATCTGCTTGCCATAATTACCCTTTATACCCATGAACTTATATTTCGGCAGCATTTCGGCTAATTGTATAAATTGCCTTACACCTTTATTCTCATTGCAGTTTATCAGGGCAATGTGTTCACCTGTAGATTGGGAATAATCGCGATAATTAGTCAAGGGTTGCAATACGGTTGATTCATGGTCGGGAAACAAGTTACCTAATGAATGGCTATTATACACCACCTTTGCATTAGGCGTTAAGAAATAATGCTTACCCTGATTATGCGCAAAAAATATCATTTGCTTTTTATGTTGCAGGCATTTGTTGTAAGCATAGTTTGTTCCAATCAACTGTGTGAATACTAAGTCGCACCATTCGAATAGCTCGTTATTCTCTAAATATATGCGCTCCATATTGCCTTGTGGATAGACTTCTATGCCGCCGTATGTATAAGACGATTCACAATAGGCTATGCACTTTACTTCGTGGCCTAATTTTATGAGATGTTGGCATAGGTTGAATAGGTAATATTCCCCGCCACTCGCACCTTGATATGCACCAAACCAGTTATAGGGGGTGATTAGGATTTTCATTCTACAA